GAAGACGGCATACGAGATTCCTCTACGTCTCGTGGGCTCGGAGATGTGTATAAGAGACAGCTTAACAGCAGTCAGTATTTCAGCGGCTGTCTGGTCTGCTGTAGCACCAGCTTCTATTGCATCTAGCTTAGTTTCATCAGCAGTAGTAAAAGACGCTGTGGTGGCTGCAAGAACAGCAGAGTAAGCCTGAACATCTGTGCCAATTTCTACGCCTAGATTAGTTCGGGCAGCAGCAGCTGTAGATGCGCCAGTACCACCGTTACCTATTTCAAGATCAGTACCAGACCAATCAGTATTTGATATTGTACTGGCTGTAGCTAAACTGCCTAATCCTAAAGATGTTCTTGCTGTTGAACCAGCTTCGGCTACCCAGCCTGTAGCTGAACCTACAATAAAGTTACCATCTGCATTTGATAATCCAGCAATAGTAGTTAGATCTGAATCTAATGCCTGTTTGTTATTTAGCTGGGTCTGGATATTTGACGTAACACCATCAGTATAATTTAATTCTGTAACTGTAGCTGTAATACCATCAAGTGTATTTAACTCAGAAGTTGTAGCTGTTATACCTGCTAAAGTGTTAAGTTCAGTACCAGTAGCGGTAATACTAGTGCCAGCAAAATCAATAGCATCAACATACGCAACACCATCAATATAGATGTCTTTCCACTCGGCTCCTGTTCCTCCGAGGTCATAGGTGTTAGTGGCTGAAGGAAGAATATTTGACGCAACATCGGCAGCAAGGTTAATTGTGTCTGTAGCAGCATCACCAAAAGTAAGATTGCCAGATATTGTCGCATTGCCTGTTACCGTTAAATTACCACCAACAGAGATGTCGCCTGTTGTAGTAACAGCATCTAAGTAGGCGTGTGACCAGTAGTTTGAACCGTCACCAAGAGTGTATGTGCTATCTGCACTAGGAATAATATTAGAAGAAAGATTAGCATTGATTGTTAAACTATCAGTTGGAGAATTGCCAACAGTTACATTGCCATCAAAAGTAGCTGCACCTGTAACATCAAGTGTGCTAGAAAGAGTTGTCGCGCCTGTAACGCCAAGAGTTGTACCTACAGTAGACGCGCCATCTACAGTCAATGTATCTATAGTTGCTGTACCGTCTAAATACAGATCTTTAAATTCTAATGATGATGTACCTAAATCAATATCATTATCAGTTACCGGAACAATCGCACCATCTTGAATACGAATTTGTTCTTCAGCTGCGCTACTTACTTCTACGTAAAAACCCCAGCGGTTATTAGTGCTATCAACTTCAATTTTATTTAAGAAGTCTTCATCACCAATAACATAAATGTTACCGCCCTCGCCAGACGTACCATCATGTCTGTGTCCAGTTGTACCACTACTTGCATACGAAAATGCATTTACTAACTGATTATATTCGTCATTGAATAATGAAGCAGTAATAGTATCGCCATCTGCAAATGTACTTTGTCTAGTGTAACTAGTTCCAGCCATTTTCTTTTATCTCCTACCCGAGGGCATATAATCTATATATAAACCATTTACTGAATATGCAGCATTGTTATCATTGCTTGAAAGTCTAAAACTAGCTACATGCCCACTCCCCTGTAACGATTGTCTTACTAACGGGTCTAGCGAACCACCAAATACATTTGTTCCAAATAGTGCTGATCCAAACAAAGATGGAGTCTGTACTTCAGTTAGTACATAATCAGCTGGTTGCGGAATAGTTGTATCTTCGTAATTAAATCTTACACGCAAAGACGGCTGCACCTCGCCTTCGGGACTTAATGAAATTTTTGCATAATGTAATGTTTTTAATGTACCTGCGTCACCAAAGTCTAGATTTGGTGTCTTGTATCTTGCTGATATACTTTCAGCTGACCCTGACTGATAAAAGTAATTACCACTATCATGCTCATAAATATAACCAGAGTTATCACCATGATATGTTTTCTCAACGCCCGTGCTTAAAAATGCAGATGAAATTGCAGGGGCTTGTATACCTTCTGTTTCAGACCATTCAAATCCATTCGGGGTCAATGTTCCAATTAATCCTTTAGATGCAGCAATAGATGAACCAGCTGGTGTGTAAAACAATCTGTACTGGGATTTGTTTCTTAGTACCACACTGCTTATAGTGTAGTCAGTTATGCTGGCAGCTAAGTCTGCAACAATAGACTGTACCTGTCTGGATACAGAACTTAACTCAACGTCACCAATACGCGCTGTTGCAGCTACAAGACGAATACCATCTGGTGCTAAGAATAAAACATCACCACCAATTTCTTGGATACTATATCCACTTAAACAACCCACGTTAGATGTAATCTGTGAAACAGCTACGGATGCTGCATCATTAATATTATCTAATCTATGTATTGTGTTTTGGCAAAAGATATATAAAGAATCACGGAAACTTTTTATACCTACAATTCTATCATCTATTGTTACTGAACCAGAACCAATACCAGTAAAATCTCTGTCATCATTTGTTTTACTGTAATAAACAGTTGAAGGCGCATTTTCAGCATCTACAATACAAATATGTTTATTATGATTTTCAACATATTTACCAGCAGCAGGTGCGCTTATTTCTTCGTAGATAAATAACCTACTTGCGCCTGTACCATCAATATGAAAATGAGCTACCTTATCTGAACCTGTTGCAATAGTTACTGAGCCGTATTCGCTATCTGTATGACCAGTAGGCGCTCGCATAATTACAAACTGAGCTTGACCTTGGTTAGGTCTATCCAGTTCTGCTTGAGAATTCAGATTAGCTTCAGTAACTCCAGCGTGACCTGTATCTCTGTTTATCTGCGTCCATGTTGTGCCGTCTTCGGTATAATATATACTTGTGTCTACACATACGATAAGACCGAGTGCATAAGGAAACACGCCATGAATTCGTGATGCACCTTCTGGTCTAGTTGTCCCATAGTTAGCGTAACCGTTTATACGCCTATATCCACCATCAGGGTCTACTTCAAAATTAATCAGCTGCGTAGCAAAACCCGGCTGTTGAAGCATATCAAATTGGTTTAGGTTAGTGTTTAACCCGCCCTTACATGAAAGACCAAATGGTTGAGACATTAAATAAATACCACTCTATCGTCTTTGAAATATGATGGGGTAGGATCAAGAAGATTAGAACGCATGCTTCTTAGTCCTTTGTTATAGTCATCTAACGCAAATGCAGCAGCCTGTGGGTTATCCTTAAACTGCCAAATATAATATCTTGCTCTGGCTAATAATACAGGCTTGTATAAATCTGGAAACACTATTGTGTCTGAATATACAGATAGCTCTGTTGGTAGATCCCAAGCATAAAACCAAATACGATAGGTTTGTTTAGGAATCGGGCTTAATCCAAACTTACGAGAGTCTGGACTACGAATAACAAAGCGGGGTTCTCCCCAAGCCTGTGTATCCGCATCGTCTGCATTTTCTGCGGTACGTCTAAAATCTTTCCACTCTTCTGTAGTTAAAAATTTTAAATTTCTTGAAACGTATGGAGCAGTTTCACCACTAACTCCAATTGTGGTTACATAAAAAGTATCCCAATCAATTGAGCCATAATCGGTTGTTACATCTGAACTGGCAGCTTTTAGTTCATACCAGCGTATACCCGCAGTAGTTTCAGCATATACATTACCATACATTGGGTCTGTTGCACCGCTCTCCGCAGTAGCAAGAAAAGGCCACTTAGGTTCATAGTTAGCTATATCTAAGTAACCTCTGTTAATACAATCTTTAGCATGCTGCTGTATGCCCGTAGCTGAAGCAAAGTTAGCAGAAGTTAATGGGACTTCATTTAATTCACGCAAAAGTTCATTTGTGATAGTTAAAAATGTTGCTGCCATTATTTATCCTTTTTGAATATACGATCCCAGTTTTGTGCATACTGTTCACGCGACACCTGACTTTTGCGGGGTCTGCCCCTGTGTTTATTTCTAGCTTTTAAATTGATGCCTTTCTTTCTCATAAAAAATGGGGGCAGTTTCCCACCCCCACCTTCCTATCAACTATTAGTCAATAATGTAATACGCACCGACCATTGCTTCGGGACGTAATACTTTTACACCGTGAACATGAAGACCACGAACGATATCACCGAAAGATGATGGATCGCGGATTACTTCAGTGTTAACGATAGTCTGTGCAGTAGCAGTAGCAGACATATGACCAGCAAGACAGATACCTGTGGCATTTGTCTGTGAAGGCATATTGTTAGTCTTGTACATGCTAAAGCCACGCAGCTTACCTTCAGCTACTAGACCATTCCTGATGGAACCCTGTCCACCATTGTAGTCTACTGACAGCAGTTTAGAATCTGTCTGAGACAGTTCTTCATAGAAGTCAGGAGAAGCTACAAAGTAACGACCTTCTTCAGGTACGCTCTGCTCGTCAAGAAGACGGGCCATACGTGCCATAAGATCCAAAGGATCGGTTTCACTAGCAACGCCAAGGTCTACTGCGCCAGCACCATCATAAACACCAGCACCAAGAGCAGTCGCAGAATCAGCACCAAGGATGTGATTCGGGGTAGCAGCGGAAAGACCAGCAACCATTTTGCTAAATACATTTTCGTCAAATGCATCACGCAGTGAGTAAGCAGCAGAAGAAGCTGCAACTTCACGCCAGTTTACATGAGACATGTTGCTTTCAATATCATCAACGATGAACTTGAAGGCGTTAGCTGTGTCAACGACCAGAGTAACTTCCTGATCTGTCAACTTGGTTGATGTTACATCCTGACCACGCTCGTACTGATAAACAGTAATAGTTGGTTCTTTGATGATTTTTACAGAGTCCCCATAAGCGGAAATCTCACCAGCATAGTCAGTGTTAGTGACTGCTTCAGCCACCGCTGCTTTTCGGAAGAAGTTAAGTACCTTCTTACTATAAACGGCAGGTAGAAAGAATGAATTGGCTTGACCACTTACGGAGTTACCAAAGTTAGCATTGGTATCTGTTGTTGGTTCAAAATACTGATCGGCCTGATTATAAGCCATGTTGAATTACCTCAAAATTAGACAAAATTATCCTTTGATTACCCTGCCTTCAGAGATAGCTTGATTAATTTCCTCTTCGTATTTATCAAACTGATCTACAGACATACGGGCAATCTCCCGTTCTGTCCAAACTTTTGCTTCTCTAGTGTCAACAGTCTTAGTCTTTGTAGAGACCATATCCGCTGCACTTGAAGTCGCAGGTCTGGACGGTTTAGAATTTTTAGACTGAGGGATACCGCTTTCAAGCTTATACAAGTCAATAGCACGGCTTGCTAAAGTAGCATTATCAGGATTGTTGTAAATCCAATTTTGTATTTCTTCAGGCTGATCCTTTGCCCATGTATGGAAACTTTCGTCCCCACGAATCTGGTCAAAGTCGGGATGGCGTGACATCAGCTCCGCTTCAGCTTCTTTACGAGTAATATCAGCTTCACGTTTCTTAATGCTTACCAACTCCTGACGAATGTCTGCAATCTGCTGTTCGCTACGCATGTGCGCTACAGTTTCTACAGTCTCATACAAATCGGGATACTTTTCCTTAAACTGTTCCAGCTCTTCAACAGACTTAGGTGCTTGATACTCTGGGGCTGCTGCCCTAGCTTGAGCAAGAAGCTGTTCCTCTTTCTGTTTAAACTCTGAAACACGATTATCATAATGTTTCTTTAGATCGTCATACCTTTTCTTGTAATTTGTTTTACCGTCTTCCTTCGGGGCTTCAGCTTCTTTACTGGAGGTGGCCTCTGGTTTTCTGGCGGTAAACAATGTATCAGCACTCACGAACTCTTTATCTGTTCCTTCGTGCCATTCCTTATTCATATTATAAGGATTTGCTTGTACTTCATCGTTATCCATAACTGCTTCAGTCATACTATTCTCCAAACGGGGCTTGTTGTCCACAAGGTAGCCATACCAATTGAGTCTCGTCAGACTAGTACGGGGCTTGGTACTACAAGGTAGCCGTATTAACGTACACTAGGCATCCGATTAGCATCAAGCATCTGCTTACGAATTTCTTCGTCAGTCAATGTACCTGTTGCAGGATCGGTGGGCCTAGTCATTAATCCACCGTCATAAGCCCGTTCTGCTTCATCCATCATTTTCTGAAGGTTTTCAGGGCCAATTTGATCGGTGGCTTTTTTGGTGATTACAAATTCACCCGCAGATAGTCTTGCAGGTATTGAATCTGACACACCATTTCCCGGGCCATTAACCATACCTGACCCGACAAACTCTGAGGCAGTCTCTACAACCTTGTCAAAGATTTGACTAAGCTGCGGATCTTGACCCAAAGCATTCATTAGGTAGTCTTTTTCCTCATCTTCCAATGATTCATCAACTACGAAATCTATATATTCCTGCATCATTTCTTCATCTGGAAGCTGTGATGCCATTGCTTCGTCCATTTCTTCGGGCGGGATGTTGGGGTAAGTATCAACAGGAACCTCTTCTTCAGAAGCCATATCTGCCATTTCGGGAGGGACTAGCATACTTCCTT